GAGTATATCTACCCTCTTTAAGATGCTCCTGTTCCCATTCGAGATCCAGACCTCTCTTCTTTGTGTAAAGGTCCTCTAGATGTTGCATCATGTTCTCCATCGATAACCTCCTCATAGGTTATTCTGTTTATCTTGGGATCATTCATTTCTCCAAGATACTCCCATTGTATATCATTTTTTCCCAATCTGTCAAGGATAGCATTTTCTAAAGATTGAGGGCTATCCTCAGATATAACTTCAAATTTTCCGTGATATTTGTAAGCGTAGATATTTACTAGGAATTTTTTCATTGTCTCACCAATTAGTTTTTAAATGGGGCGGTTTTAAGGCCGCCCCAAAAATTAAGTGTTATTACGCACCAGGTGATGCAAAGATACCTCTAGGGTCTGATACTCCAAATGAGTATCTTTCTCTAGCTTTGTATCTAACATTACCAGTATCGAAATCACCTTCCATTGCAGTTGTCAATGGTGCTCTTGTGAACATTTTCATACCATTAGGTACGTCTGTTAAGATATAGAACGCATCTGTATCTGTTAGGTAATTGTTCACTCTGTATCCTTGAGGAACCATTCCCATAGAAACGATTGCATTTATATCGTTATCAGCTGTTCCAGTTCTACCTTGAGACTTCATCAATCTCTCAGCCGTAAATTGAAGCTCAGAAGGAATGATCATTTTCAATCCTCTTGCTGCAATTCTTAAACCTCTTTCGTCCGTCATTTGAGCGATGTCAATCATAGACTGCTCTAATGATGTTTCGTTAAGGTCTGCAGCTGTAGACAAAGTATTTTTAAAAGTACCTGCTACAGTCGGGTGTGAGTCACTAAATAGTACTACGCCATCACCTGATTTAAATGTTCCTCCTGAGAAGCCATTAATTAAAGGTGATACCGCTTTTACTTGTTTAGCGTTCGACATTGATCTAGCTAAAGCTTTTGTGTATCTCGCAGCAAGTCTATCGTAAAGATTGTCTTCGATAGCTTCTTCTGTGATCGCAAATGCTAAAGCTATAGTCTCGTGTGTGTAACGAGCTGTGAAAGTTTCTTGTGCATCGTCAAAAGATACGCCTGCACCTTCACCTTTCACTTGTGCGTTTCCGAAACCAGATAACATTACTTCTTCTTCAAAAGCTCTGTCACTGTTTTCGTTAGTATAAATCTCAGCATGCTGATTTTCATACCTATTGTATTCCAGGCCAAATAAAGCATTTAAACCTGGCTCTAGTTCTTTAACTAGCTGTGATCGTGATATTGCCATAGTTTATTCTCCTTATATACCCGTAGCCAGTGATCCAACAGTGTATTGGTGTAAATTCACCTTTACTACTAATGAACAGTTAGCTGCCGTTTGGTCTTGGTTTTCTGGATCCTCTGCTACTCTAACTACTCTCAATTGTTTAGCAGTTGTTGCTGCTGTTGAGATACCTAGTTGAACAGAAGATTGACCTGTTGTTGTACTACCTGCTGCAGCAGTTGTTGCATAAGTTAAACCAATTTTTGATTTTCTTAGCGCCAACGTACCACCTAAAGTAGCATCTGATGCAATGATGTATTCTTGAAAAGGGTCATCATTAACAAACGCAGTGATGTCTTCACTATTTGCGGGAGTTGTTGCTGCTGGGTAAAAGTTGCTAAAAGTTGGTTTTAATGTAGAAGCATCCGTAAATACTACTCCATTTAAAACACCAACCATAGCAGTTCCAGCTGCTGCAGTTACAATGTAACCACCAGTAGAAGTTGATAAATCAATTTTTACCGGCTCTCCTTGGAAAATAGCGTTAGATTCACCAGCGTCGATATCGTACTTAGATTGACCTTGAATAGAAGGCGTATTGCCAACTCTCATAGCCGCTTTAAGTCCGAAGCCCTGGCTGTTTCTATTTGCCATAGTGTTGTCTCCTTATGTACCTGCCCCGAAGGGCCTCCAGTACGGTTTGTTTTATCGATGATATTTAAAATTACTTTTTCGTACCACCGAAGGTTACACGGGATTGCCTGTCAACATTGATAGGCATCCTACTATCCTGCTCCTTCATTAAATCGTTTGATACTGCTTCGCTTCGATCTTCATGACGTTTAGTCATGTACTCTTGTCTCTGCTTCGCGATCTCTTCAGGTACCTTCGCAAGAAGAAGGCCACCGACCCCAATCACTCCCTTGTATTTGCCTTCATCGACAATCGGATAATCAGATGCATTTTCGACTTCTTCAGCTCTAACTAATTCATAACCTTCTCTAATTCTTCCGGTTACGTTTTTAGTGTCTTGAAAGCCAACGCTCTCTGCTCTTATCCATCTATACCTGAATCCATCAGGTGCAGGGGGTGCATCTAGAGAAGATGGTGGAACCCACACTTTTGGCCTTTCAGACTTTGACCGTGTTTGGTTCGCACGAGAAGTGTTTTTGTCTTTTTCCATGTTACGCTCCTTCCGTGTTTTTTAATTGTTTTGCGTACTCTTCGAGTGGCACTCCTAATTTTTTAGCTATTGCTACTTGTGAAGAAGTGAGTTTCACAGTTTTGCGACCAGGCTTTACGCTTCTATTAGCAGAAGCCACTGTCTGAACAGGGGCGGCCGTTTGCTTAGACTCAGTTTTACCAAATTTATGCGGGAAGTCAACTCGTATTCTTTTATCAACTTCAGCATAATACTCATCAGAGGCAGGATCAAACCCTTCTTTTTCAGTAAGATCCTTGTGAATCTCAAATGCAGTATATGTCATAGCTCTGTCAGTTCCAAACCAAGGATTCTTAGAAGCCCATGCTTCGGCTCTAGGATCTGGGTTTATTGGATCATCTTTTTGAGGGATATTAACATCGCCGCCTTGAGATAAATTTACAGGTTTCTCAGCCTGCATTTCTTCTCTACCAGCTTTAGCTTGGTCAAGTTTCGCATTCTCAAAAGCGAGAGTTGCGATTCTTTTATTAGCCTCAACTTGAGCCTGCGCATCACCTGCTTCAATAGCTGCAGCTAATTCTTTTTGTGCTGCTTCCATTCCTGATGAAATAGTAGACTCAAATTTTTTGATGTAATCAGAATCAGTTTTTTCAAACTTTTTTTCTAAAGTTTGTCTTTTCTGCTCTACAGCTTGTGCGTATTCAACAGCAGCTTTTTCTCTTCTCTCTGCCTCTCTCATTTTACGAGTTAATTTTGCAATACGAGCTTGTACGCCTTTACTGTATTCTTCTAATTTACTATCGTCTTCTGTTGTTTCTTGTTTTACTGTTTCTTGTTCCGTTGTTTCTTCTTTCGGCGATTCGGTTTCTACAACCGACTCGTCTTTCGTTTCTTCGATATCCACTTCTGCATCAGGTCCTGATGTATCAATGGGTACCATTTTTTCATTATCTTCTGGCATAGTTATCCTCCTATGTTAAAACTCATGCAAGATGTCCTCTGGACTATCAATTGTTGCTAACACTTCATCGTCGTTTAGCAGACGCATTTCCCCACCATCTATTTTGATTCGGCTACCTGCATAACGCGCAAACATAACCCAATCTTTTTCTTTGCACCATGGACCTTCAGGATATCTCTCCTTATCCTTATAACATTGTGGACCCATGGCCATTACTAATCCAACTTGTGATGCAACTTGTTGTCTTTCTAAAGTTGTTTCAGCTAATACTAATCCACCTTTAGTTGTTTCTTTCATTTTGAAAGGTAAAACTAAAAGTCTCCATCCAGTTGGTTTTGGTAATTTTGGTTCTTCTTTTGTAGGTTCTACACCAACGAGTTTATTGTTTGGTGTTAATATCGATGACTGTTCCTTTTTCATTTTGCTCCTTATCGTTTAGCAGGTTAGAGAGTTCCTGTCTTGTTGCCTCTAGGGCATTTATTTGTCCTATTATATACTGATATTTTTCCATAGTGTCAATACCTCCGGATGTGACTGTTACAGATAACGCTTCAGTTCTAGTGCTTATATATCTAAGTAGTCTTTTTATGACGTTTTCTAATTGCATCTTTGCCTTTCTTTGCAATAGAAGCAACTTGACTTTTACCCATCACTTTAGCTCTTTGCTCCATTACAGTTAGTATTTGTATTTTTCTTGCAAACGGTTTTTTTACACGTTTGACTTTTGCAACAGTTGCTCTCGCATCTGATGGTGTTGCAAATTTTATTTTAACAGTATCTCGTGGATTTTCGTCTGTGTAAAGTCTTCTACCAGAGCCTTTGGGTTTTTTACCTGTGCCTTTTTTAGGATCAGCCATTTAACATTTCCATCTTCTACGAGCCTGTCTTAGTCTTGAATTAGGATCTTTCGCAGCTTTTGGAAACTTTTTCATCTGTCCTGCACTTCTAGCGCAGAATGATTTACGTCTTTTAGCAGCTTTAGATCCTGGTTTGACTTTGCCAGTGACCGCTGTTTTTAATTTAGATCCAGGGTTTTCACGTCTGTATCTTGCAACTCCAGCCTTGGTCATACCTGCACCAGACTTAGTTGATCTAAAATATTTTTTAGTTTTTGGTGGTTGTTTATCTTGTCTTCTCATTACGCTTTTTTCTTTTTAGCAAATGTTGCAGCTCTTGATGGTGTTGGACCTGTATTAGCTACAGCCTGTTTTCTTCTTACGGCACCCGCACGCTGCCCTTTGCTCATCGCTCTTGCTTTTGCAATAGGCACGCATTTTGGATAATTTTTTCTTTTTTCTCCACCACTTCTTCCACATTTTGGGTAGGAGCCATC